GCGGCTCACCGACATGTAGGTGCCGGTCCCCAACGGTTGGGCGTCGAGGGTGAACACGGCGGCGGGGAACGCCCCGTTCGTGGCCCCCAGGTTCACGGTTTGCGGTGTGCCGCCAGCGGCACGGGAACCGTCGGCGGCCATCCGGAACAGATCCAGGGTGATCGTGTTGTCCGCCCCGGCGAACCCGGGGGTGTACGTGACCCGCAGGCATTGACACGCCTTGTTGGTCGTCGTCATCCGGGCGTAGAGCTCGTACACGACCGTCGGCGACCCAGCGGTGGGGGCGGCGGGCCAGGTGACCGGGTTGACGGTGACCGTCAACTGGCAGACGGCGGCGTAGACCCCGGTCCATTGGGCGGCGGCGGATCCTTCGAACCAGGTGCCGCCGGTCAACGCCGGATCCCGATACACCGGTGGCGCCCACACGTCCCCGATCAACTGTTTGAACGGGCCGCACGGGAACGTCCCCCCGGTCGCCCACGCCCCAGGGAAGATCCAGCGGGGCGGGACCCGTTCGAAGTCGTCGCTAAACGACCAGCCGTTCGACACGATCGTCGCCGCGCCCGGGGCCTGCAACTCCTCTTCGTTCGCCACCGGGGGCTGCGGCACCAGCTGCAACTTCTCCGGCGGCGCCAGCTCGGGGAACACCAGCCCCGACAGGCCATGCATGTTGGAGGCGACGATCAGGGCGGTGCCCGGGATGAACCGGTCCGGTGCCGGACCGCGCCCGGTGTTGGTCGTGATCTCATGGATCTCACAGGTGGCGTCCGACCAGATCGGTTCCCAATCATCCGCCCCCCACCGGCCATGCCCCCAGCGGGAACGGGTCCACCGGTCGTTGCCCAACTGGCGGACCTCGGACCGGCCGAACTGGACGATCGGGGTGGCCCGGTCGGTGAACTCGAACGTGGGCGTCGGCATCAGGCGACCAGCGGGTTGAGTCGGTTGGCCCGGCGCACGCCGTCCTCGATGGCGGCGGACACGGCGAACGGGTCACCGATCACCGCTGCCTGCACCGTGATGTACTGCGTCACCTGCTGCGTGGCGGCGCCACCGGCGTAGGCAACCGGGATCGTGACTGGTGCCAGCGACGGACCGGCCATCGGTGTGACGGTTGCCCCCATCGCGGTCGGGCCGACGGCGAGGGTGCTCGGGACGGGGGAGGCGCCCGAGCTGCTGCTGCCGGGCCCTTGCGTGTGGGACCAGTCCAAGGTGACCGGGACACTGATCGGCGGCCACCCGCGGCCGCCGGGACCTTCGCCGATCACCGCCGCCGTCTCGTCGAGCCCGGTGGGGAGCGACTCGACGTTCAACACGATCGGTGGCCGCTGCTTGTTGCGGTGATCGGTGATCGTGTCCTCGGACTTGGTCGGGTCGGCGTCGAGCGGGATCACGATCCCGTTCTCAGCGGCGAACGCCGCCGCCTCCCTCATCGCCGCCGCCGTGTCCGGAGTGTCCAGCTTCGACGGGATGAGCACACCCCGCCCCTTCAACGCGGCCTGGACGAGGATCTCGGCGGCCTGCGGGGTGATCGTCCCGGCGTCCAACGCCAACGCGATCGACGCCGTCCACGGGGTTTCCCCGGAGATCCCGGTGAGGATCTCCAACTGCTGTTTGACGTTCTCCAACGTCGTCTGCTCCAGGGCGACCTTGATGATCGCCTCGAGGTCGCCGAGCCCGAGCAAGGTTTCGACCTGGTCGTGGGTCAGCTTGCCGTGGAGCTCGTGGACGATGCTGTCGATGTAGGAGTCGGCGGTCGCTTTCGCCGCCTCCGGACCGCCGGCTTCGAACGCGGCGGTGATCTTCTCCTGGATCGGGCCGCGCAGACTGTCGATCTTGTCGAGGAACGGTCCGGCGTCGACATCATCAGGGTCGAAGATGTCGGGGACACCTTCGTCCCTGAGGAAGTGGCGCAGGTCGTCGATGCCGCCCTCGATGTCATGCATCGAGCCGAGCGCGTCGAGCGGGGCGTTGCCGAGCTCGAACAGGTTCGACAACGTCTCCCCGCGGATCTTCATCTGCGAGAACGTGTTGGCGAGCCGGCCGATCGCCACCTGCGCCTGACGGACGGCGCCTTTCACGTCTTCCTGGTTGCGGATCGTGTCGAGCAGCCGATCGTTGTACGCCTCCTGCTCGGCCGCGGCGTCAGCGGTGGCGTCGGCGTTGTCCTGCATCACCTGGTCGAGGTGGGCGTTGGCGAGAGCGAGGATTTCGTCGGGGGTGCGGCCGAGGGCTTCGGCGAGAAAGTTGACGGCGTCGGCGGCCGCCTGGGTGTCGATGCGGCCGTCGGCCAGATCGTCGAACAGTGTCTTCCACGTGTCGCCGTACTGCTCCAACGGGCGGTCCTTGGCGAGCATCTCGTCGAGCAGTTCGTTGGCAGCCCGCAGGTCGACGTTGAACGCCTGCTGTGCTTCGGCGTTCTCGTCGTTCGCCTTGGCGTACTTGAACCCGACGTCGAGCAACGCCTCGAGCTGCTCCTCGGTGATCTTGCCGGCGTCGAACGCCTCCTCGGCGCCCTGCGAGAACAGCTTCCAACCTTCGCTGCCGACGAGCCCGGCGCGGGCCAGGTCGTACATCGACAGGTTGGCGTCGTTGAGGATCTCGACGATGTCGGTGCCGTTGTCGGAGATCACACCGCCGATCAACGGCAGCCCGCGCAGGATGCTGGCGAAGTACTGGGAGGTGAGCCCGGAGAACGTGGACGCCTGCACGTTCAGGTTGCGGAGGTCGGCGACGTTGCCCTTCAACGCATCGGACATCCCGACGGCGTCGACGGCGGTGGCATCCATCGCGTCACCGACCGCTTTGGTGCGGGTCGCCGCGGCCTCGGACTCGGCGGCGATCTCGGCCATCACCCCGGAGATCGCCGACACGGCGGCGGTGATCGCGGCGATCGGGCCGACCACCAACGCCATCGACCTGAGTGCGGAGCCGAGCTTCTCGCCGCCGAGCGCAGCGTCGGCGGCGTACTCGGCCATCTGACCGATCGCCACCCCGGCCGATCCGGCGATCCCACCCAGCACACCGAGGTCCTGGGAGGCGTTGCCGATCATGTTCGCCAGGGCGCTGTTGGCGCCCCGGGCCGAGTCGGCCATGTCGTCGGTGCCGGTCTTGACCTTGCCGAGCCCGGATTCGACGCCACGCACTTCGACCTTGTCGATGTCGCGGAGGGCGTCGGCCAACTTGTCGGCGTCGGCGGCGATCTCCTCGAACGACAGACCCATCCGGTTCAGGTCGCCGACGACGGCGCCGATGTCCATCCGCCCGGTGAGCTCCGGGCCGAGAGCGACACTCAACTTCTCGGCTGCGGCGGCGGCCTCGGTGAGCTCGGCGTCGGCTGCGGCGGCGATCGCTTTGAGGGCGGCGGCAACCTTCTCACCGGCGCCGGCCGAGTCGTCGAAGCTGTCCTCGATGTTCTTCAGTTCACGGCTGACCGCCGTCGAGAACTGCTTCAGCCCTTGGATGCCTTGCGACGAATCAACGTCGATCTGGTATTCGAGTTTCTTGCCGGCCATCAGCTGAACGCCTCATCGAACGTGGAGGTGACGGCCTTCTCGATCTTGGAGTCCCCGCCCCCAGCGGTCGCGGCCTGCCAGATGTGCTCAGCCCTTGAGCCGCGGTGTTGGACGTGGGCGAACACCCCATACGGCTGAGCGGTCACAGCCTTCTTCGTCTTCGGGGCGATGAGGTGGGCGACGGTGCCGTACTCGACGATCGCCCACGGCCCAGCCGGCTTCGCCGTCAACTTGACGACCGCCCGCGTCGGGGTGGCGGTGATCTTCGCTGACGCACCGAGCCGGGACACGTTCATCCCCGACATCCGCAAGGTGCCACGTTTCGCCTTGGCTTCGTCGAGGATGACGCGGCGGCCGACGCCGGCGACCGTGCGACCGACGTCGCGCTGGGCCTTGGTGAACGCCTTGTTCAGGTTGGCAAGGGCGTCCTCGAGGCTGCCGGTCGGCGTGTACGTGACATCCACATCACGCCACTGCGGGGATCGGCACCGAGGTCGTGGCGTCACCGAACAGGATCTGCGGTTTGCCGGTGACGGGGAGGGCGAGGGTGGCGGTCAGGTTGGCGCGGGCGTCACCACCGAACGAACCGGCGATGACCCGGCACACCCCGATCGCCCGCGGCGCCATGCCCGACGCCAGCTCCAACATGAAGTACGCCGACTTGGTGTCGTGCTCGAACAGGAACCGGGACACACCGGTGGAGATGTGCGGGTCCTGCAGGATCGTGGCGTCCAGCGAGTATGCGGTCGAGGCGGGTTGGGGAACGTTCTCTTCGGGGGCGCAGAACGTCGCCGGGACCGTCACCGTGTTCACCGTCGACGACGCATTCAGGGCGGCGGACGACACCTGGCAGGACATGTCGACACCGGTCGAATAATCGGACGGGGTGACTTCGGTGACGTCGTCGCCGCCGGGGGCGAGCCAGTCGGTGTCGTAGCCGACAGCGGCCGTGTTGACCAACGTCAGGTACAGCTTGCCGTCTTCGATCTGGAAGATCTCTCGGGACATGGTTTCTCCTCAGCAGGTCAGGTCTTCGGTGTCGACGGTGGCGACGTAGGCGGGGATCTCGACTCCGGCGACCGTCGCCGTCGCCGGGTCGAGAGTCGTGCAACGCAGGTAGCGGCCGTCGACCTTGCGGTTCTTGGTGCCGCCCAACACCTTCAGGAGCTCGTCGCCCAATGCGTCGAGCTGTTCCTGGGCGTCGTCGTCAACGACCCGCCGGCCGAGCAGTGTCACCCCGAGCTCGAGGGTGGAGACGCCGGGGGTGCCGGACTCGCGGACGGCAGGCCGCCCGACGACCAGACACGGCAGATGTGCCGGGTCGTCGGGCAGCCACCCGTACACCGGGACCGACGCCGATCCGAGGGCGTCGAAAACTGCGCGTCGGAACTCGGTGAGCATCAGGCAACCCCGGCCTTGCACATGTCCAAGTGGTGCTCGAGGAGACGGTTGACGTCCGGATCCGAGGCGACGATCCGGACCACACCGAGGTCGCCCCAGCCGGCCACCCCTTCCGGGGACTGACGCCGCTTGTAGAGCCGGGAGGCGAGCAGGATGATCGCCTCCTGCACTTCCGGGGTGTCGAACCCGGCGGCGGTGACCCGCTCCGCCGTCCACGCCGTCGCAACATCCAACGCTCGGCGCAGCAGGGTGTTCGCCTCGTTGGAGACGGTCCCGAGCGACGAACGGAGGGCGTCGAGGTCGGCGTTGACGGTCGCCACTGGCTAGTCGTCCTTGCCCTTGGACTTGGACGTCTTGGCGGGTTCCGGTTCGTCCTTCGTCTTCGTCGGACGGGCTGTGCCGGCGGCGGGTTCGGTGCCGACCGCCTGCTGGTTCGGGGCGTACCAGTCGGTCATGCCGTGGTCACCCGGACGATGCCGGTGGGCTCGACGACGACCGTCTCGAAGTCGCCGGCGTAGCCGACCTGGACACCCCACACCGACGGCTCCACAACCTGCAGAGCCCCGTAGCGGGCTTCGAAGCAGCGCACCGCGGCGGTGGAGAACACGAGGATCGTGTCGGTCGCCAAACCGGCGGACATGATCACCGTCAACCCGGACAGGGCACCGACCTGACCTTGGGAGATGTCCGAGGCTTGGAACCCGCCGGAGTAGGCGTTGGTCGGGTTGATGCCGGGGAACACGGGCCCGATGGCGCCGAGCTGATCGGGTGACACGGCGACGACGGTGCGGCCCTGCCCCTTGGTGGCGGCGAACACGGAGCCGGCGGCACCCCAGATGGCGGTGGCGATGTTGGCCCCCGTCGGTGTCGCCGGGATCACGGGGCCGGCCTGGGCGGCCGCGGTCAGGTCCGTCGCCGCGGCGGCTTCGGTCTGGATCGAGTACTGGCCAGCGAGGTCGTTGATGACCATGTCGAGGATCCCGGGGCTGGTCCTCGAAATGTCCTGACGGGACACGTTGACGTAGCCGCCGTAGGTGGGGGCCGACAGCGGCGTCTTGGTGATCGTCATCTTGCGGCTGGGGAGCTCGGTCTTCTCCGCCGACTGCACCCCGACCTGGGTGTGTTGCGTGACCCGGGCGTAGGCCCAGGTGCCGGTGCCGAGATCCTGCGGGCCGAGGGCGGCGACGAGCGGGCGGGCGGTGTCGACGAAGTTGACGAGCGGGCCGACGATGCTTTCGGGCAGCAGACCGGGGTTGTCCGCTGTCGTTTGATGCGCGGCGGCGCGGTGGAACATGTCCATCCGCCGGTACGAGTCGTCGTCGCCCATCGCCGCGTAGTACCGGTCGACGACGTAGGCGCCGACCGACCGGTACTCGACCGCGGAGGCGATCAGGTTCGGGTTGCGGGCGATCGCGAACGCCTCCTGCAGCTCGGCGCTGCGGCGGGACGAGTCGGCGGCGATCCGGGCCCCTTCGCGGAGCGGTTCCATCTGCCCCTCGAGGACCTTCATCCGGTCCCGGGCCCGGGAGTACAACTCCATCTCCTCGGACGACAGATCACGGCCCTTTTCTTGGGCGGCGTCGATCAGCCCGTCCATGAACGTCTTACGTTCCTCGAGCTCCGCTTGGAGGCGGGCGAGCATCGCATCAGTCGCACTCACTGGGCGACCCCTTTCACACGAAAACAGCATTAATGGGTTTCGTGTAAGCGGCTCACCCGTTTCACCGGCCGGCGTCTAGCCGTTACCTCGTCCGGTGGCGATGCGTCCTTACGTCAGAACAGCACGATAACCGTCGGCGGCGAGCTCCGCCAGCACCCGATCCAAATTCGGGGTCGCCGATGCCGGCAACTCGACGATCGTCGGACTGTGACGTACCTCGAGCACTTCGGCGCCGAGGTAGGCGGGGCTGGCAGTCAACGCGATGTGATCGAGGAACGCTTTCAGGATCCGCCGTCGGCTCGAGGTCTCCCAGCGTTGATGATCGGGTGACACTGCCATCCCGACGGAGGCGCCGAGCATCCCGTCGGCGGCGTCGTTCAACGCCTGGTCCCCTTCGGGC